GCTGTGATCAATGGGGATTCAAGGAAACTCCAGATGAGTATGGAGACGTATATGTATACTTTTATCCGAAACCTCTTGAAAATCTCCTAAAGAACAACGGATTCTCCAGAAAGGCCTTTTCAGCATGGGCGATTAATCGAGAATTAATTAAGCATACAGGAAAAAGGGATACGGTAATAAAAAGAGATGGGGGAAGCGTAATGAGACTTGTTGCTGTAAAGATTATTGATATAAAAGATCTTGAAGACGAACAGGAAAATGAGCATGTTGAAGCTGATTTTATACCTGCTAATACTGGAACAAGTGTTCCGTTTTCGTGATTTGTAACCATGTAACCATGTAACCCGCGGAAAAGCATGTGTATAGGGAATAAAAAAATATATAAAAAAATCATATACACATTGCAATCTCCTATAGGAAAACATTGGTTACATTGGTTACACGGTTACACAACTCTGAAACCCGCATAAAATAAGGGTTTGCGGTGTAACCAAGGTGGTTGAAAAGTTGGTTACACATTGGTTACAAAAATAAAATGATTACACAAATTAAAAAATAAAATTAAATTGCATGAAAATTCAGATTGTTACAATTGGTTACTAAGGCATAAGGAGTGGTTACAAAAATGGAAAAAGAGAAGCTTAATAAAAAACAGCGGTACGCATTGGACACAATGTTGTCTGGCAGTAATGTTTTCCTTACAGGAGATGCAGGAACAGGCAAGACAACGGTTATTCAGACATTCATTGATGAGGCGGAAAAAGCTGGTAAAAGCGTTCTGGTATCTGCTACTACTGGAATAGCTGCGGACAATATCGGATATGGAGCGACTACCGTGCATCGTGCATTGAATATCTCAATCAAATTTGAGGATTACAAGAAAAAAGTGAAATCCAGAGCTGAACTGTTGAAGGAAGCGGATATTCTTATTATTGACGAGATCAGCATGTGCCGGTTCGACCTGTTTAATATGATTGCGAAGACGATCATTACAGAAAATGAAGAGAGAGCGGTTGATAGACTTTTGAGCGGAGAGGATAAAGAAGACGTTCAACTGATCGTAATTGGGGATTTCTACCAGCTTCCACCAGTCATTACAACAGATGACCGTAAAATTCTCTGCCGGATGTATGGATCTGATTATGGAAAGGGTGGAAAGTACGAACACGGATATGCTTTCATGTCTGAGTACTGGAAAGAAATGGGGTTTGAATATATTAAACTTGATGAAGTATGCAGGCAGAATGATGAGGGATTTAAGTATGTGCTGAATGATATTAAATATGGCAACAATATTAGAAAATCCATTGCATATCTGGAGAATAACGAATCAGACAAGGTTATACCAGAAGCACCGTTTCTGGTCGGAACAAATGCTGAAGCTGATCGGATTAATAATACTTTTCTCGGAAAACTGGATAAAAAGACCGAAAAAGTGTTTCATGCAGCAGTTGACGGAGAATTAACGTCTGCTGATATTAAGAACATTGCATTTGCCAGAGAGGACTTAATTCTTAACATCGGTGCAAAAGTGATGATTACAGTCAATGATCTGTCTGGAAACTACGTCAATGGAACGATTGGCATCATTCAGAAAATTGTGGATAACGGAGAATTTGAAGAATCCTATCTGGTTATCAAGACTGATAAGGGTAAAACAGTTAACTTGTACAGATACAGTAAAGACATTGAGAAACAGGTTATTGAGGAAACTGAACAGGAAAAAGATGGACAGAAGATCGTAAAAGAAAAGATAGTCCGTAAGAAAGCTGGTTCTTTCTCTCAGTTCCCGGTAAAACTTGCCTGGGCGATCAGTATTCATAAATCACAGGGACAGACATTTGAAAAAATCAACATTGATCCTTGCTGTTGGGATCCAGGACAGTTCTATGTAGCTGTTTCCCGGGCGAAATCCGCTAATGGCATACATTTTATCAGACCGATAAAACAGAGCTATATAAAGGCGTTTAGCAAGGATAATGAGCGACTTCTTGAACAGAGTTTTGAGGTAGAAGAAGGTGTATAAGTATGAGAGTGACGCATGAGCAGATACCGAACACCATAAAGTTTTTACAAATCGACTTTCCGGCACTGGTCCTTCAAACTGCCGGAATAGAAGAAAGGGACGAATACTGGCAGCAGGTAATTGAGCAGATACACGTTGTATCAGACAAATATAATAAAAACGGCTTTGTGGATCACATGCTTACAGCCTATGCGGATTATCTGGACAAGATGCATAAGAAAGCTAAAAATCTGAACAAGGAGAAAACCAATGAACAAAATGAAGGAGTATGAGCGAGGGAGAGAGGATGGCCTTGACCCGGCGCTCAGAATTGTTAGAGATGGTGGCGTAGAAGCGCTGGAGAGGGAAATAAAATTCCGGGGCATTACAGGAGTACATACCTCTTTAGCCAGTAAAAACCTGGATAAAGCTGCACAGAAGATCAAAGAAATGACACTTGATACATTTACAATCTTTGAGATTCCGCATTAACGATTACGTGAGGTGTTATTGATGGGAAAATATAATACAGAGTGTAAACACAAAGAGGGGCAGGAGATGTATAAAGCGGTGTATCACTTTATCTTGAAATATTACCGCAAACACCACTACATGCCGTCCACAAGAAATATTGCAGATGGATTAGACATTTCAATGGCTACTGCCAGAAAACACTTTAATTTGCTCTTAGACAACGGATTGCTTGTTAGTGAGGATCCGACAGAGCAGAGGGCGTATAGATTGAGTTATTCAAAGGTAGAGACTGGTGTATAAAGAATTGGTCAGAAGATTTGGAGAGTAAATATTATGGATTTAGAGCAAAAAGCCATTGAGAGAATTCGACTTGCATCTGATCTCTCGTTGAAACATTATGGAAAGCCACTTGTATGCACATATTCTGGAGGAAAAGATTCTGACGTGATGTTAGAACTCTTTCGCAGGGGAGGCATACCATTTGAGGT